TGATAACATAACTTCTTCTTCAAACGCTCTGTCTGAAGATTCAGTAGTGTATATTTCAGCATGCTGATTCTCATAACGTTTATATTCCAGACCGAATAGTGCATTCAAACCTGGCTCTAGTTCTTTAACTAGTTGTCCTCTTGATATGGCCATGATTATACTCCTACCGTTCCTTTCAAGAAGTGCTCGTTAATCATAACAACAAGGTTAACGTTAGCAGAACCTGCTTCGTTATTTTCAATGTCGTTAGATATTGCAAGTACTCTTAGTTGTGCTGTTGCAGTTTTAAGATCAGAGTGATCTAATTCTACACCTGATACATAGTCTGGTGAACTACCAGCTGCGTATACAATGTCAGCATTCATTCCGACGTCTGCTGCTGCAGTTGCGCCGTCTGATTGTACTTCAAACCTTTCATATGGGTCATCAGATACGAATCCAACAATGTCAGTTGCAGTGTTAGATGCGTTAAGGTGATTAGCATATGTAGGCTTTCCTGTGTTAGCATCAGTAAAGAAAACACCATTAAGTGATCCCAATAAAGTATCTGTTGCTGCCGCTACAGTGATTGTACCAGAGGCTGCCATTTCGACAGGGTCATTTTGGTAAATCGCTGATGCAGATGCTGCGATATCGTATTCGGATAAACCTTGGTTGTCTCTATTCTGGCCAACTTTTCCGATCGGTCTTAGACCGAACGCTGCGTCTTTATTTGCCATTATATTTTCTCCTTATGTGAGCTACCCTTGCGGGCCTCCACTCACGGGTTAAGTTTATCCAGCGGTTTAGGAATTGTTAAAAAATTAACTTTTCTTTGTACCACCGAAGGTTACACGTGACTGCCTTTCAATATTGATTGGCATGTCAGGGTGCTGCTCCTTCATAAGATCGTTGTCGACAGCTTTTACCTTGTCTTCATGTTGTCTAGCATAATATTCATTACGCTGTTTTGCGATCTCTTCAGGTACCCTAGCCAGCACTAGGCCACCAACTCCGATCACTCCCTTGTATTTGCCGTCTTCAACAATAGGATAATCGCCATCAGGATATTCATCGGATCTAACCAATTCGTATCCAGATCTCAGTCTTCCAGAAATATTCTTAGTATCTTGGAATCCTAAAGATTCAGCTCTTAGCCATCTATGTTTAAAACCTGTTGGCGCAGGGGGTGCATCTAAAGATGATGGTGGAGCCCAAACTTTTTTCTGAGAAGTTTTTTCTCTAGTTTGACTCGCACGTGAGGTTCTTTTATCGTTATTATTTTCCATATGCTTATACCTCCTTCGTGATATTTAATTGTTTCGCATATTCTTCAAGTGGCACACCTAATTTTTTAGCAATTGCTACCTGTGAAGGTGTGAGTCTTACAGTTTTGCGACTAGATTTTGTCGTACGCCTTGCCGAAGCAACTTGTTGGACAGGCTTAGCCGTTTCCGTAGGTTCTTTTGTACCAAATTTATGGGGAAATTCAAGTCTTATTCTCTTGTCTATTTCAACATAATATTCGTCACTTGATGGGTCAAACCCTTCTTCTTCTGTTAACTTTTTATGTAGATCAAAAGCAGTATAAGTCATAGCTGTATCTTGACCAAACCATGAGTTGTTTTGAGCCCATGATTCAGCTTTTGGATCAGGTGTTCCTTGTGCCGCTGGCTGTCTATTTAAGTTAATATCAGAAGCAGGTCTTGATTCCTGTTTCTTGTTATACTCTTCTTGAGCGACTTTCGTCTCTTCAAGTTTAGCTTTTTTGTAACCCAATTCAGAGATAGCGGTTAAAGCTTCTGCTTCAGCTGCTAAATCATTTGCTTCTCTTGCTGCTGCAAGTTTAGCTTGAGCTGCTTGTACACCAGAAACAATACTGTCTTCTGTAGACTTCAAGTATCCTGGTTCAAGCTTCGAGAGTTTATCTTCAGCTTTTTTCTTAGCTAGAATCATTTTTTCAGCATAGCCCAAAGCTTCTTCTCTTTGTCTTTCTGCTTCTCTCCATTTATGAGTAAGTTTAGATATTCTTTTCTTAACGTCTTTAGAATATTGTTCTAGCTCATTATCATCTTCTTTTTTATCCTCTGTCGCCTCTTCTAGTTTAGTCTCACGTTCGTTTTCAAACGTTTTGTCCTCGGAAGGTTGTTCCGTTTTTTCTTCTTTCGATGCTTCAGTATCAACTACTGCTTCATCTTTTTCTTCTTGCAGTTCTATCTCCGCACCTGGACCAGATGTATCGATATCAACTGTTTTGTTTTCTTCTACGTTTGGCATAGTTTTCTCCTATGATTAATATTGATGAAGTATATCTTCAGGGTTTTCGATGGTTGCTAAAACTTCATCGTCGTTTAGCAATCTAACTTCCCCGCCATCGATCTGAATTCTTGATCCAGCATATCTTGCGAAAATTACCCAGTCGCCTTTTTTACACCAAGGTCCTTCTGGAAATTTATCTTTATCATAACAGTGTGGTCCCATAGCTAATACAAGTCCACAAGTTGAACCAACTTGTTGTCTCTCCAATGTATCCTGCCCCAGGAATAATCCACCTTTAGTTTTTTCTGGCATCTTAAATGGCAGAACTAACATTCTCCATCCAGTTGGATTTGGTAATTTGTTTGTTTCTTTTGTTTTTAAACGCTCATAACCATCAACCTCTTTTTGATGATCATCTTTATACTTATCTAGTAGCGCTGGTTTAGTCTTTGTCGAATCCGAAGTCGACGACGTTGTCTGGTCTTTTAGTATCATTTTTTTGCTCCTTTGGTTTTAGCAGGTTAGAGATTTCCTGTGATATTTTTAAATAGGCATGTGCCTGTCCCATCATATACTTGTATTTTTCCATATTGTCAACACCTCCAGCAATCATTGCATCGCCGATTTGTTGATACTCTTCTTTCAAATACTTTTGTATTTTACTTATGTATAGTAGTTCGTCGTCCATCATGTTTCTTTCTCCTTTTCTTTAATAAGTTAACTCTTGAATGCCAACACCATTCAGTGCATTTAATAGCATACGTCTCTATTTTAGCAATAACATTGTCTAATGTGCCAAAAAAATTATATATAAATTTATCTAACACTTCCAACGTCTTCTAGCCTGACGTAGTCTAGAATTAGGATCTTTTGCAGCCTTAGGAAATTTCTTCATCTGTCCTGCACTTCTTGCACAGTATGACTTTCTACGGTTTGCAGCTTTTGATCCTGGCTTCACTTTTCCAGTCACGGCTGTTTTTAATTTTGAACCAGGATTTTCTCTTCGGTATCTAGCAACACCTGCTTTAGTCATACCTGCACCAGATTCAGTTTTTCTAAAATATTTTTTAGTTTTAGGTGGTTGTTTATCTCTTCTTCGCATGTGATTTCATTTTCTTAATATGTTTTTTAACTATCTTAGCTTGTTTAGCATGTGTCTTAGATGCTTTTTCTAAACCTTTAGCTACTTTTTTTAATCCTCTTACCATTATATTTTTTGCATCTCTGGGTTAGTTGATAAAATATTTTTTTCTGCTCTTGGTCTTGCAACAGAGTCTTTACTTCTTTTTCTAAGTTGTGCAATAGCAGATTCTTTTAATGCTTTTTCTTTTTTTAATTTCTGTAAATCTTTTTCTAAATTCATTAAATCATACCTTTATAATATTTTGCATAAGATGGATTACTTAATCTTACTCCAGCGTAATCAGAATTAATTGCTGGTCCTATATATCCACCCATAGATTTTTTAGTTCTTTTTGTAAATGTTGCAACGTTAGTTGGTTTGCCTCCAGGATTACCTGCAGCTCTTTTTCGTCTGACAGCACTCGCCTTTTGCGACTTTGTCATTCGTGTGGCTTTTGCAAGTGGTACGCACTTCGGATATTTTCTCTTCGAACCTTTTGAGCGCCCGCATGGCTGATACTTCCCATCCTTCTTTGGTGCTCCAATATCCACCCATTTCTCCGATACCCATTTTCTTAGACCCATTATGCACAGCCCATTCTTTTTCTTCTAGCTAATCCGCCGCCATGATATACATCACGCATCATTCCGCCGCCCATAGCTTTTTTTCTTTTTCCTTTTTTACCACCTGGTGTAATTTTACCAGAGCAAACTCCTGACGCATACATGTTTGCGTACGCTGAAGGGTAAACTTTAAATTTACGCTTCGCTGCTGCTTTTCCTTTTGGACAAAGTTTTGCCATTATGCAATCCCCATCGCTTTTTCTCTAGGTGATTTAGTTTTTTTCTTTTTAGCTTTAGACATCAAAATTTTTTTCTGTAATTCTTTTGGTAAAGTTTTTTGTGCCTTAGTTAAAGTTGGACCACCTTTATTGTAATAGTTTCTCATTATTTTTTTCCTCCGTTTTTAAAAATTTGAGTTCCCTTTATACCAAAAATACTTCCAACGACAAGAATCCACAACGTGGAAAACCACGTAGGCAGTGCCGCGAAGTGTTCAAAGAAAATTTTTACCTTTTCCATAGCAACTGGATTGTCACTGAAGACTCCCCACGCGAGCACAATTATGGGCGCCGACAAAATTACCAAAACGAACTCGTCCTTGTAGTCATTTTGACGTGCCTCTAGCAATTTACCCTGGTAAGCTTCCTCACCACGAGCTTGACGCTCTGCATGTAGCAGTTGTGCGTCTGACATTGCGACTTTTGCCTTCTGCTTGTTAGCATAAATTTTACTTCCAGCAGAAACGGCTAATTTTATTGCCGATAACCACATATTAGATCCATCTAGCTTTTTTAGATTTCTCTTTTAGCATTCTTTTAGTTCCTCTTACTTCAACTTCTTCACCTTTTGCGATGTAGTTAAAAGAACCATCAGCTGTTGTCTTAGATCTCGGGTCAATTTCAAGATTCATCTTGTCTTCTGACGGGATCTCAACAATTTTATCTAGTTTTTCCATATTTTCTCCTTAATTAATTTATTTTATCTGTTTTTTTAGTTTTTGTCACTAGCCTTTCCTCATAATTTCAATATTTGGCATCATGTCTTTAGCATTTGGAAGCGTTTTACTTAAAACAGTCTTCTCAATGGATGTATCAGCTCTTAAATTAGCTAATTCTTCGTTCTGTTGTAGCTTATCTTCTTGATTTTGTTGATTCATCATTGCTCTCATCTTATCAAGATTGAATCTTTGATCAGTATCTTTAGCTTTTCTATCATTTTCCATTGCTCTAAGGTCTAATTCTCTTGATCTTAATTTAGCAATCGGGTCATTGTCGAATTGTGAAGTAATTTTCTTCTCTTCATTCATAAATTCTTCCATCATTTCGGCAATCAGTTGAGCTTTTCTTGCTTCAATCTTCTGTTGCATCATCATAGCTTGTTGACCCATCTGTGGATTTTGTTGTGCCATCTGTTGCATCTGTTGTAATTGAACTAATTCATCTCTAAATTCTAATTCAATTTGTTCTTGAGCCATTAAACTAATGTGTTCAAAAATATTTTTCTCCAAACTTGCCATAACCATCGGATTATTTCTTGCAATGTTTGTTGCCATGAAATTTAAGTGAGCTGTAATGTGTGCTCTGTGGTCTTGACCTGGAAAAGCTTGAAACTGTTTACCACCTAATGCATCAATGTGTTCTAATGCAGGATCTTTTGGTGTAGGTTGCATTGGTCTAACTAAAATAGAATCAATATTTTTTACGCCTAAAGCTTCATACATATTTCTGTACGCTTGGTACATATTGTGCATTTGTGGATTAGAAGTTGCCAGCTGCAATTCCGTCTGAGCGAGGGAAATACGCTGAGTTTGTGAAAAAATGTTGGGGTCGGCAACTGGCAATATATCCACCCTATCATCAAAGTCAGATTGTTTAATCATCTTTTGGCCCCCAACTACATCATACGGATACTCTTGGGGTAGATATAACTTGAATACTCTAGCCATTAATTTGAATTCATTCTTAAGAGCTGAGTAAATTCTTTTGTGTATAGCAGACATAGTTCTAGAACCACGCTCCAGGAGAGCAACTGTAGTTCCAACTGCTGCTTGTTGATTACCATCACCAACTTGTAAATCTGCAATCGATGCAAACCTTTGACCTGCACCAACTACAACACCCATTAATTGTAATAATGTTTGTGATGGTTCTTTAAATGGTAACATCATAAACGAATCTTTTAAATTTCCACCAGGTGCATCTACATCTCTAAACTCACCAGGTTGAATTGATTGTGCGTCATCTCTAATTCTTATACCTCTCATTTTGAAACCAGCTGGCAGATTAGATAACGTTCCCGCATCTAAGAGCTGTCTTAAAGCTGCGGTCGCTGTTCTTGACAGTCCACCAATCATGTGGATTAGACCGAACCCATAAAAACCTAGTCCAGGTAAAAATTTAAAGTGAACAAAATATTGAATTTTGTTTTTCTTTGCATCACCTATTTCATAATTTCTTCTGATAGATAAAATTTCTCTTGACCCTTCTTCTAGTGTTACAATGTATGGGACCTTAATTCCTGATGGCTCACCAGTCTGTGGATCTGTATCTTCAAAACCTTCAAGATCTAAATTCACATGACACTCTAACAAAGTATACAAATCATCATTCTTAGATTTTGATACTCCTTCAAGTTCTCTCTCTTTTCTGTCAACTTCTGATTCCTTATCTTGCGGTGCAGCTAAATCTATATCTCTATAGAATCCTGCGACCTGTTGTTTTCTTAATTCGTTTTCAGAAATTTTTACTTTATGAATGATTGCTTCCGCATCGTCCAATGAGGTAGCCGTGTACGGAACAACCAAATCATCCGCAGGAACAAATTTAGAAACTGCTCTACCTTCTACTTCATCAAAGTAAACTTTTTTGAAAGTAGATCCTGCTAACGGTAGATGGAATAACATAGAATCAAATTCTGGTTCATACTCTTTCATCTGATCCATAATTTGATAGTTCATAAAATCTTTTACACGATCAGCTTGTTGAACTTTATCTGGAGTTTGTAATCCAAGTATCTGTGATCTCACAGGTCCATCAGCTGGTAATAATTCTTTATAAGCTAAAGCTTGAAACTGAGTAACTGCTTCTGCAAGAACTGGGTGAGTTGCACCTGAAGCTCCTTGAAACGGTTCTGTTCTTTGATCGTATTTAAATCCTAATAAATCTAAACCTTGCGTATAAGTTTTTTCCCAATCTTTTCT